GGCTCTTTTTACCATCAAGTACGATAATATGGTTTACATCATGAAAATCTTGTCCACAAGCATAACACTTGTTGTTTTCTAATACTGTAATTTCCTCAACAAGTTTTTTAACAATATTTGTTTCACGCAAAATGTTCTTTTCAATATTGGCCTTGGTTAAAGTAAGTCTATCCAATTCTGTTTTCTTGCGCTTATATTCAGTAACATCTTTATGTGCTTGAAGTTCTGCATCGATATCAATATGATTTAAGGTATCAAGTGATTTATGTAAGATGTCAAGTTCTTTACGATGTGTTTGTTTCCATGCAACTTGCCGTGCAACCAATGCATTATACGAGTCTTGACTCTTTTTTCTTTCCTGATAAACTGCAAGATTTTTATGGGATTGAAGCTCCGATTCAATGTCAATCTTACTCAATTCATCATAGTCCAATACCAATGCATTTAAATCAGCTTCATGTTTTTTGTTCCATAGTGATTGTCTACGCTTCAAGCTTTCAATCTGCTCTTGTACGCGCTTGTTTGCTTCTTCAATTGCCTTTACTTTGAACTCTTCTTCTTGTAGATTATCCTTATTGATTTTAATCTTTTCTTTAATGGCTTCTGCCTTTTCGGAAAGCAAAGTGATACCAAGAAGTTGTTCAATAATTGCTCTTTGTGGAGTTGCACCAAGAGCAAGAAATGGCTCTGAATACGTGTTTAACGCAACAATATGCTTAAACATGTCAGCAGACATCCCAATAGCACGTTCAATTGCTATTTGCGTTTCTTTGTTTTCGCCCTGTGCATCATCTTTGCTTTCCTGTAAGCTGCTGTTTACATAGAACCTAAGGATATTTGGTTTTCTGCCACGCTCAATCTTGTAGTCGGTACCATTTACACTAAACTCAAGTGTAACCATCATACCCTTACCATTAGTGCGGTTGATAAGATTATCTTTGCGGATACTGTTAATTGGTGAACCGAACAGCACATAAGACAGTCCTTGAATCAATGTTGTCTTGCCAGTACCATTTCTTGCGCCATCACCACCAAGGTCCATATTCTGGCCCATGATAAGTGTTAATTCTTTGTTATCAAAGTTTACTGCTTGGGTGACTGCACCAATTGAAAGAAAGTTACGGAGTGTTATATTTTTAAAATGAATACTCATAAGTTATTATAGATCGCTAGTAAGAGGTTGGAGTCATAGAATTCGCTTTCTATGGCGATGATTTGATCAACAATAATCTGAGAAACAGACTCAAACTTAATTTCGCCTGATTCCAGTTCTTGTAGATGTTCATTGTTTTTGATAGGAATCAACGCCATTTCACGAAGATTGTAGTTCGGTATTAAAGTTTCACGAATAAAGTTAGCTTCTTCATATGAGATGTCAATATCTAGATGAACACGCGCATTGGTTTTCGGGAGTAAAAGCCCATCAGGATTGTCTAGAACTTCACTTAGTTTATAAACCCTGAATAATGGCTGCTTGGGCCATGCATGAAATACAGGCTCCTGCCCCCATTCAAGGACCATCATTCCTCTTGCATCATCGCCAGCATCAGCGTAGTTATGAGGGAAGGCATTGCCAATATACCAAACATTTCTACGAGCTTGTCTCTTATGAAAGTGTCCGGAGAATACTTGATCAAAATGTCCCAAATGATCTAGATTAAATTCACCATGTTCTGGCATCTGAACCATTGCATTCATATAAAAATGTGGAAGTTCAAAGTGACCAAACATATACTTTCCTTTTAGCTTGGACAATTTTTTATAATCATCACCTACAAGCCATGGCGCAATGACGACATCACCTTTACTAAACCAGTCATTAACTATTGTTATGTTTGGTAGGTGTGATGCCCACTCTACACTATGGATATCTCTACGGTCTCGGTAATAGAGGTCATGGTTTCCGGGGATGAAATACACAGCATCAAATGCGTCATTTAATTTTTCTAAAGCACGTAAGCCAAATTGAAGGGTGTGAATGTTAATGCTTGCTCTATGGTGATTCCAATCACCAAGAAACATACATGTCTCACACCCTTCCTGCTTTGCTTTCTCTATGAACCATTCAACAAAATCTAGACAATCCTGATTGTGTTGTATACTGTTATTTCGGTAGCCAAAATGTATGTCTGTGAAAATTGCTGCTTTTTTGAAAAGATTACTCATAGGTGTAACTATACTATAAGTTGTTGAAAAAAGCAAACATTTTCATGACCTTAGTCCAATAAATTAGTTTTTGCTTCTTTCATTTGACGAGAGAATGATGGATTCAACCCATTCATTTCCAGAATGTCGTCTCGGATATTCTGTGCACGTTTTTCAGTATTTAGTACTCTACAAAAAGAATTAGTGATTGCCGCCGTATAATAAGCAAATGGATTTGAAGATTTTGCTTCGTTAAATCTAAGCCCCACATAAGTTAACTGTAATACAGCACTAGCCTTCATTTCGTCGTTATACGTATTTCCAGTCAAGTATACATAACCATTACGTCTCGCCAAAAAGCAACCAAATTCAGTCTCGGGGCACCACACTACACCTTTATAGTATTCTGTGGGAACGTGTGGATTGTCAGCTTTGTTTCCACTAATTGCCTTGCGCTTTCCGCCATGAAGATTAACGTTCTCAAACATAGTCACATTCCGGCGCTGGCTGAATAGAGTTACGTTGTATATATTGGTAGGCTTACCGTATGACAAAATATTGCGACACTTCACTGAGGTTCTTATTCCCAATAATGAACACAGCATAACAAATGAGTCAACATGAATCTTAGATTTTTGGCAATACCCTCTTTTTTGTGATTTGTTTTGGGTAGTTCTCCAACCATCTCCATCTAACATGGTGTTAAGTAGCAGTTGTCTTTGATCCGTGCTTAGCTTCATGAGGAATTCAGGTAGTAATGATTTTTCCTTACCTAAAACACTAAGAACCTTCTTACCAAGTTTTGAGGACAACATAAATCGTATGTTGTTTTCTTTTCTGGATTCAGAATATTTCTCACCGAGTGCATTTAGGCATTCTCGTATTCTTTCTGCATAAAAACCTTCATTTTGGTAAATTGAGACACGAAGAGAATCGCGATCTTTAGGTTGCCATGAACTCCCCTCCGTTGAGAACCAACCAACCAACTCCACGAAAGAGTCACTGTATGTTAGGTCATTATTTCCTTCTACGGCATCGCCCATTAGAAGCAATCTGTCCTTTTCCAGTAAATAATCAATTGGCTTTAGTCCATTATCAGTAATCCACTTATGGTTCGGTGTCACTAAAGCATCAAACCCGGTTGTTGTCATCCTAAACATATCACCGTCATAATCTCCGCGATATATTGATTTTACTGATGACCATACTAAATTTCCATCAGCGTATGACATAATTTGGTCATCTTCGTTCAACTCGGAATGGCTTAACCACCCTCGCTGGGTGAGAGTTTCTGTGGTATCATCAACACAGTATCCTCTCCAATTAAATTTCATGGCATACTTTTCACATAACATCATGTACATTCTAGCAAGTTTGTTTGTGATGTTTCCATGATCTTTTGAAAAATGTCCATTCTCTAAGCCATCAACCCAATGAGACTTGCCGACACATCTAAAAGTATTTGTTTCATCAAGTTTGAAGTGCTGGAATGGAGGAAAATTTACTTTTACATGTACCATGTCATCAACTTCTGCCTTAGTAGATTTGTCTTCCAAATCGGAAAAGTCTTCTTCATCATCTTCTTCAAACACTATAATGTCTTTGGCCGTTTTTTTCTTATTTGATTTTTTTGGCTGTTTTTGTGATACAGGAATGTGATCCCAAGTCATAACACGAAAAATTAAATCTTCTGTTAGAATAGAATCAGGTAGAATTTTTTCTCCTAATTCCTGTGATAGTCTAGCTGCTCTGGCTATTTTTGCTGCCTGAATCTGTTCTGGCTTCATAGCATACTCTAATGCAAAACTAATTGAACTTTCTGGGGCATCAATAATTAAATCGTATGCTGCATATGAAGGATCGGTAAAATAACAGTATGTTGATTTGCTTTTGTGTATT